GTGATGCAATAGGTATTGCTCATTACGCATACGAGAATCTGACTGCACGATGAAGCTATACGAATCCAAAGACTGGCTATATAGAAGATATGTAGTTCAGAAGAAGACTATCGTTGAGATAGCAAAAGAGGCTGGTTGCTCACATATGACAATCCAGCGATACCTAGAGAAATTCGGACTTATTAGAAAATGATTACGCATGGAATGTCCAAGGACTATGTTGAAAGAGTCGGGACCAAGGGAGCAACTAGAGAGAATCTAGCCAAGATCCTAGATGATGTATACCTTTATACAGACAGAGAAGAGCAGTCAGTAGGACAATGGCTATCTAATACAGGTTATTGGGAGTCGTGGATTACTTCTTGGATGACTAATAACATTAAGCCAGGATTTGTATGCCTAGATATTGGAGCTAACTATGGCTACTATACTAGAATTATGGAAAGACTAGCAGAGTCTTCAGGTAAGGTATATGCATTTGAGGCTAACAAGAGCCTTTCAAATATGATTTCTAAATCTATTGTTGATTATCCAATAGATAATGGAGCTCCAGTTACAGTATTTAGTGTTGCTGTATCTGATAGCAAGGGTACAGTTACCCTCAACATCCCACCAAATTATATTGGTGGATCATCAATTGTGTGGGGTCAGCAAGAGCTTCCGTCTGCAATACCGCAGGAAGAGTGGACGACAGCACAGGAAGTAGAATCAGACACCGTAGACCACTTGCTAGGACTCGATCATATTGATATAATTAAAATAGATATTGAAGGTGCAGAGCCTTTGGCATGGAAGGGCATGGGGGAGACATTATCAAAGACAGATTTGGTAATCATTGAGTTTGGTCCATATATGCCATCAGAGTTCATTGACCAGCTATACAATGACTATGAAGTAAGCCATGTGACCGTGACTGGTGAAGAGGTGCCACTATCAAGATTAGATTTCGAAAAGCTAGAAGACCTAACTATGGGAGTATTGAGGAGAAGAAAATGAGTAACGATCTAACAGAAGTACAAAAAGTTATTGCCGAAGTTTGTGATACAATTAAGGATATGCTTATTGAAAAGAATAAGTCATACGGTAGCAGCTTCTCTGATCCCGTTAGGATTTTCAGCAAGGTTGAGACGGATGAACAAATCAATGTCCGCATTGACGATAAGCTTTCAAGGATCAAGAATCACGGCAACTTTGCTGGAGACAACGACCTTGATGATTTAGCTGGGTATATTATTCTAAAGAAGGTATATCGGGCGGTTAAAGAAAGAGGATTGTAATGCCTTCGTATCAATACGAATGTAAGAAGTGTGAGGTTCAGTACACACACTTTAGAAGCATAAATGAAGAGGATCCAGGATATAACTGCGATACCTGTGATGAAAAGCTGGTTAGATGGTATGGCATTTCTGGAACAAAAACCCAGAAGCGTTTGCCAGAAGGAGATGACTTTATCTCTAGCCAAATGGACTTCTACGGGACAGATAACTGGAAAGAGCATTATGCAAACTGGGATGTGAAGCCAGACTAATGCCAGTATATGAATATAAGTGCGAATGCAATGAGAAAGTAGTTCCAGTTACTATGTCTATATCTGAGTATAAGCCAACACAAATTTGTGAGAGCTGTGGAAAAGAAATGGGAAGACATTACACACCAACTGCAATTCAATTTAAGGGCTCTGGCTTTTATAAGACAGATCATGGGAGATAGATGAGCACAGACATGGAAGTTGCAGACGGATTTGACAGAATGAATAAGGTTGTTGAACTTACACTTAAGGGATACAGCCCATCTGACATTGCAAAAGAATTAGAGATAAAGAGAGCAGAAGTTCTCAGACTTGTTGATGAGTGGAAAGACTATGCAAAGAACGATAAGAGCATTCAGGATAGAGCCAGGGAGTCTCTGGTAGCAGCAGACCAACACTTTTCTATGCTTATTAATAAAGCTTGGGAAACTGTAGAGCAGTCAGACTCTGTTGCAGATTTAAGATCTAAGGTAGCATCACTAAAGCTAGTTTCTGATATCCAGTCTAAGCAAATGGAAATGTTGCAGAAGGCGGGACTTTTAGATAACGAAGAGATTGGTGCAAGAATTGCCGAATCAGAAGAGAAGCAAGAGATTCTAGTAGGTATATTAAGAGATGTAACATCTAAATGCCCAACATGCCGTAAGGAAGTAGCATCTAGATTGTCCAGAATATCTGGAGTTGTAGAACCTATTCATGTTATTAATGTAGAGAATGCTTAACTTAGACGACTTTTTAGACGCATTACAGGACGATGAATTTGAAGAGGTCCCAGTAGACCTATCTGAGTTTGTTACAGATACTAAATATCTTGGGCTACCACCACTATCAGATAACCAGTACACGATGCTTAAGGCAATGACTCAGGTTTATAAGAGAGATACATTGCATAGATGGCTGGGAGAAGAAGAGGGTGAGAAGAGATGGAAGCAGACCTGTAACGAAGTCATATTCCAGCTTGGTAAGGGTTCTGGTAAGGACTATACTTCTACCATTGCAGCTGCATATATTTCATACCTGTTGCTATGCCTAAAAGATCCAGCAACGTATTATGGCAAACCTTCTGGAGACTCTATTGATATTCTTAATATTGCTATCAACGCCGTGCAAGCAAACAATGTTTTCTTTAAAGGCTTTAAGGCAAGATTAGACAAGTCCCCATGGTTTGTTGGCAAGTACAATGCCAAGGCGGGAAGCGTAGAGTTCCCAAAGAACATTACAGTACACTCAGGACACTCAGAAAGAGAAGCCTGGGAAGGATATAACGTAATGGTTGTGGTCCTTGACGAAATTTCAGGTTTTGCTCTAGAGTCTACAACAGGACACGATCAGTCTAAAACAGCTTCTGCTATCTATGACATGTATCGTGCATCTGTGTCATCACGTTTCCCAGACTTTGGTAAGTTAATCCTACTCTCATTCCCTCGTTTTAAGAATGACTTTATCCAGCAAAAGTATGAAGAAGTAATTTCTCAGAAGGAAGTTGTGATTCAGTCACACACATTCATATTGAACCCAGACCTACCAGAAGATGAGCCAGGAAATAAGTTTAGCGTACAGTGGGAAGAAGACAGAATTGTTGCCTACAAGATTCCAAATGTATACGCCTTAAAGAGGCCAACATGGGAGATCAATCCCACCAGAAGTATTGAGGACTTCAAGATCGAGTTCTATAGAAATGCTGAAGATGCCCTATCTAGATTTGCCTGCATGCCACCAGAAGCTGTGGATGCATTCTTTAAGTCTAGAGAAAAGGTTGAAGGCGCATTTAATAATCCAAACCTAGCTGTAGATGACTCAAGCAGATTTGCAGACTGGTTTCAACCACTGCCAGACAAGGAATACTTCCTACACATCGACCTTGCACAAAAGCATGACCATTGTGCCGTAGCTATGGCACACGTAGATAAGTGGGTTAACATGAAAGTTGGCAATGAGTATGCTCAGACAGCACCAGTTGTAGTTGTGGATGCTGTAAGATTCTGGACGCCAACAGCTTCTAAGAGCGTAGACTTTAGTGATGTAAAGGATTACATAGTTTCGCTAAAGCAGAGGGGATTTAACCTAAAGCTTTCTACATTTGATAGATGGAACTCACATGACATGATGCAGCAGCTAAAGGGTTACGGAATTAACACAGAGCTTCTATCTGTAGCTAAGAAGCACTACGAAGACTTTGCCCTTATCATTGCAGAAGAAAGAGTTAAGGGTCCAGCAATTCAATTACTTATTGATGAAATGCTACAACTTCGTATCATTAGAGATAGAGTAGATCACCCAAGAAAAGGATCTAAAGACTTAGCAGACGCAGTTTGCGGGGCTATCTATAATGCCATGTATCACTCTAAGAGAACAGAGAACAAGGAAGTAGAGATACATACCTTTAGAGAGTTACAAAGAGATAACTACCTAGAGGAAATGGAAAAGCAGCAAAAACAAAACAACGTGGTAAGACCACCTAGAAAAATGCCAGAAGAATTAGCGGATGCGCTTGAGAATATGGGCATAATTTAAAATAGGACGAGTACTCATTTCTTGATATAATAGGTTAGTCAGACATTTCTGACCTAGGGAGATGAGGAAAATAGAGAAAATTCTAATTAAAACAGGCCTAATGGGTCTATTTGTATTCCTATGGCTAATTTTATCCCCCGTAAATCAGGCAATTGCAGAAGAGTCAACAGCTCAGGTTGTCCCAGCTCCCCCAACATCAGACACTACAACTGCAACAATTCAGATCACAGTTCAAGCAGTTGAGCAAAAGGTAGAAGCAGCCCAGACAACACTTCAGGAGGCGGCTACAACACAGGCAAATACTATTGTAACTACTATTCAAGCCAATGTGACAAACACAGACACTCAGGCAGCTACAACAATCGCTACAACACAAGAGCCAATAGCCACAGCTGTGGCAGAGGCTACAGTCAAGGTTCAAGAGGCTAACAATGCAATACAGTCTGCTGAGACAGCAGTTACAGTTGCAGTAACAGCACAAGCAGCGGTTGAATCACAAACTGCAGTAGTTCTAGAAGCAACAACAAATTTAAATACAGCTCAAACAAATCTAAATACAGTCACGCAGCAAGTTGAATCACAGACTGCCGTGGTAGCTACAGACACAATAGCACTTGCATCAGCTACTTCAGCAGTTGCGGATCAAACAGTTGTCGTTGTTGCAGAGACTTCAGAACTAACAGCTCTTCAAAACACACCATCAGATAGCAAGACCTACACAACTCAAGGATATGTGGCGCCAGTTTCTCCAGAGACACCAACAGTCACTACCACTTCTTTGCCAGCAATGTATGACGGCTATACAAAAGTAAGCACACCATTTGATATAAAGCTAGGTAATACAGTTTACGAAGGTCAGGGGGCGGACAGCCAGATCTATGTAACATCTAAAGCAACCATAACATTTGGTCAAGGTGACTACAACTTCTGGGACTTTCCAGCAGGAGCTCACATCTCTGTATTTGGTAGCGATTTTATGAGCGATAATGCAAATGGATCTTCAACAGTTGTAAAGACTACAGAAACAACCTTAGAGGTTGACTGGAAGCTTCACCTATTTGGTAATGGAAATAGCCCTATTACAAATGTGAACTGGTTAATGACAGTAAACCCAGAAACTGGCGAGTGGACTGGTATTGGAACAGTGTCTGGAAATACAACTCAAATTTATAATGGTCCTCGTATTGGTGTCCGTGAAGCTGCTGGGCAACCGATTAAGCCGATGACTAGCGTAACAAACGAATCAATAACATCTCAGATTGCAGATCAGGTTGTAGTTGTTGCAACAGAAACAGCAGAATTAAATGCTCTCAATGAGGTAAAGGCGGAAGCACAAGCAGTGCTTTCCGCTGATACCACAGTACTTAATACTCTTACTACGCAAAAGGCTGCAGCAGAAGCAGTTGTTGTAAATAAGACAGAAGTTAAAGCTGTTGAAGTTACTACACTAACCCAACTTACAGAATCAGCTACTGTGACAGTTCAAGTAGCAGACACCCTTGCAAATACAGCAACAACAAAAGTAAATGAAGCAGTTAATGCAATGACAAATGCAGCACAGGTTACAGTTAATTATTATGCAGAACAACAAGCCGCAGCCGCAGCCGAAGCTCAAAGACAAGCTGAAATAGCTGCAGCGCAAGCTGCACAGGAAGCAGAAGCAGCCGAAGCAAGAGCTGCAAGAGCAGCAGAGTTAGCCGCACAAGCAGAATCAAATAGAATTGCAGCAGAAGCGGCAATTGCTGTAGCAAAAGCTGCACAAGAAAAAGCAGCAGCAGAAGCTAAGGCTGCAGAGGAATCACGAATTGCCGCTGAGAAAGCTGCTAAAGAAGCAGAAGCTGCAAAAGCTAAAGCAGAAGAAGATGCAAGAATTCAAGCAGAAAAAGATGCCCAGGCAAAAGCGGATGCTGAAAAAGCAGAGGCAGATGCAAAAGCAAAAGCTGAAGCTGATGCCAAACTAGAAGCAGAAAAGAAAGCCAATGAAGAAGCAATAGCAAAGTCGGAGGCAGAAAAGAAAGCACAGGAAGAAGCTAATGCTAAAGCAGAAGCAGATAAACAAAAGGCTGCTGAAGATAAGATAGCCGCAGAAAAAGCTGCTAAAGAACAAGAAGCAAAGAATGCAAAGGCCGAAGAAGATAAAAAAATAGCTGAGCAAAAAGCTGCTCAGGCTGAAAAAGACAAAGCTTTGGAAGAGGCAAAGAAGTCTGCGGAGTCTGGCAAGGAATTGAATAAGGAAGAAAAGGTTGCGGTTGCTGCAATATTAATTGAAAAGGCAATAGAGTCTGGACAAGCAGTTACTGCACAGCAGATTCAATCATCTGGAATTGAATATAAAGATCTTCCATCCTCAACTCCAGTTGAGGTTAGAGTTTCTGAAAGTGGCGTCCCTCTAGTTATAACAGCAGAAGTAGCAGCAAATGTTGCCCTAGTTCAAGATCCAGGAGCATTATTAGAAGCAGCATTTTCTGATCCAGGAGCAGCACTACAAGCCCTTGGTAGCATAGGCGCAGATATGACACAAGAAGAGAGAGAAGAAGCAACGGATATGGTAGTTGCAACAGTTATTGCAGGTGGAGCTGCTATTAATGCTGCAGCAGTTGCTGCAGGAGGAGCCACAGGTGGTGGAACAGGTGGCGGAGGAAGTTCTGGTGGAGGCGGAGGAGCCAATTCACCAGGTTCAAGAGGAGGAAGAAGATGGTAAGAATAATAAAGAATATCCTAAAAGATATGGTAGACCAAGCATGGACCCTTCTCGGTATGTTTATTGCTTGGGTTGTTTTGGACGGAAGTGCAAAAACAATAGTAGGTTATGGAATCATAGCAACTACTGCTCTATGGATAATCACAAGCCCAGTTAGAAATAAAGATAGCGAATAATCGCTAAGAAAGGAGACAAATAATGGCAAAGAGAAAAGAAATTGACATTACCGTAACTGATCCTACAACAGGCGAAGAGGTAATTGGTTCATCAGCGGTTACTAATATCTGGAACATTCTTATGAGAATTGTTGCAGTGTTCGCAGCATCTGGACTATCTGTAATTGGTGCAGGTTCCCTTGTTGGAATCGACACTATGAAGGCTGTAATTTTGGCGGGAACCCTAGGAGTTGCTACAGTAGTAGAAAGACTAGCTAGAGCATTCCTCGATGACGGAAAGCTATCTGCATCAGAAATTAATGCAGCGTTTTCTAAGATAGACAAGAACGCACAATAGTAGACAAAGGTGGTAAAACTCAGATATACTAATATCTGGGGGCAATAGCTCAGTTGGTTAGAGCCCTGAACTCATAATTCAGTCGTCGTAGGTTCGAGTCCTACTTGCCCCACAAGGTCGTATATACATTCTTAGGATGCTATAGTTACGAATACACCCTAGCTCGGTTATGAGTTCGGATGAAGATGGAAGTTCAGCTACGTCATGTGCTAATGGAAATCGCAAGT